GACAACGTCAGCAAGAACAACGCCTTGCTGCGGCGCCTGATGGACAAGGGAGGCACCCGCAAGGAAGACGGCGGTCTGACCATCGTCGCCCCGCTCGACTACGCGAACAACTCGACCTACCAGCGCTACTCCGGCTACGACGTGCTGAACGTCGGTGCCTCCGATGTCATCTCGGCGGCGGAATACCAGTGGCGCCAGATCGCGATCAACGTCGTGGCCAGTGGCCTGGAACTTCGCACCAACAGCGGCGAGTCCCGCATCATCAACCTGGTGAAGTGCCGCATCAAGAACGCCCTTCGCACGTTCAACAACAACTTCTCCTTCGACCTGTACTCGGCGGGCTCCCTGACGAACCAGATCAACGGCCTTCAGGCGATCATCGCGGACACGAACACCAACACCGTGGGCGGCATCGACGCCTCCCTCTGGCCGTTCTGGCAGAACACGGTTGTGTCGGCTGCGACGCTCTCGGTCACGCCTTCGGCGACGACGATCGAGAACGGCCTGATGCTCCCGGCGTGGCTGGCGGTGGATCGCGGTCCCGATGACCAGCCCGATCTCATCGTGGCGGACAACACGTACTACCAGTACTTCGAAGGCTCGCAGGTGTCGCTCAAGCGGTACAACGACATCTCGAATGCCAATGCTGGGTTCGTGACGCTCAAGTACAAGTCGGCGGATGTCCTCTACGACGGCAACTCGGGCATCCCGGCGAACCACATGTACTTCGTGAACAGCCAGTACCTGCAACTGGTGACGCACGAAGCGGCTGACTTCACGCAACTCGATGCCAAGAACCCGGTGAACCAGGACGGAGAAGTGATCCCCATTCTCTGGATGGGCAACATCACCTGTTCCAACCGCAAGCTGCAAGCCGTGGTCAAGGCTTAAGGAGACAACATGTACGCACCCCTCGACTACGCTGGCGCTTCTCCCTTCAACGACTGGTTCACTCCGGACACCACCCAGCGGGTTGCGCTCGGCCTTTGCGTCGATGCGATGGATCCGTACTGGGGTTTCGGGAAGTTCCAGTACATCAAGTCGAACGACGCGATCCTGAAGGGCTCGCTCGTCGTCGTGGGCACGGCGCCCACGTTCCTCGGGACGCTCCTGCCGAACACCGCCTCGCTCGGCGTCCCGTTCGGTGTCGCGATGGCCCCGATCCCCTCGGGTTCCTACGGCTGGATCATGGTCGTCGGCGCTGCGGTCTACAAGACCAACGCGACCGTGGCGGCGGATGCGGCGGTGGGCATCGGGGCGGCGGGCATCATCGGCGCCTACTCGACGCTGAAGGGCATGGTGAGCGTCCACAACGTCAAGGCCGCGACCGCGACGACGACGGTGACGGCGAACACGTTGAACGGCACGGGCGTTCTCACGACGAACGGCTATGACGGCTTCTTCATCGGGATGGCCCTCTCGGGCACCGGCATCCCGGCCTCGACCGTCGTCGCGAAGCTCGATCCGGACGGCAAGACCATCTACACCGGTTCGGCGATCGGCACCCTCGGCGACAAGAACTCCACCGCCACGGGCACGATCACGCTGACCGGCACCTACACCGGCTACGGGCTCGGGAACATCATGTTCCCGTCCACGTCCTCGGCGGTGGCGTAAGGAGGCTCCCGGCCCACAAGGCCGGGGCTTCTCCGGGGGCTCATGTGAGCCTCCGGACAAGCCTACAAGGAGCCTCATGGACGTAGCAGATCTCAAGCAGGAACGCCCTCCCTTCGTCCGTTTCGAACGGGTCGCCGTCGAAGACCCTGTGGCCTCCCGTGTTGCGGGGCGATACGTCTCCCGAGACGTGGATATGGCTTTCGTGACGCCTCCTTACTCCAAGGATGTCTTCAAGCAGGAAGCGGCTGACTGGCTGGCCGACATGCAGCGCCAGCACCAGATGGACCGGCTTCCGAAGCAATGGCTCGACCTCTTCAACGCGACCTACGAGGCGTTCCTTCGCGGGCAGGAAGCCCCGCTGAACGGAACCCCGATCAAGGAATGGGGCGTCATCTCACCGGCACAGCGGCAGAACCTCATCGCCATGAACATCCTCACCGTGGAGGACTTGGCGGCGATGAACGAGGAAGGACAGCGGCGCATCGGCATGGGTGGGCTGGATCTCAAGAGGAAGGCCCAGGCGTGGCTCCAGAGCCTCACGGACAACGGCGCGGTCACGATGAAGGTTTCCCAACTTCAGAACGAGAATGACCTTCTGAAGGGGAACGTGGCGCGGCTCGAGCAACAAGTGCAGGAGCTCATGGCTGCGGTGCGAGCTCAACAGTCCGTTCCCGTCATGATGCAGCCGGTGGTGCAGGACAGCCAGATCCACGCGACGGACATCATTGACGAGCCGGAAGACCTCGCGGCCAAGTACAAGGCGATCCACGGGAGGAATCCGCACCCGTCGATGAAGCTGGAAAACCTCCGGGCGGCTGTGGGGGGCTAGGTGTCGCTCCTCACGATCGCCCAAGCCTTCTGCCGTCGTCAGGGGCTACCCGTCCCGACGACGGTGGTAGGCTCCACGGACGAGATCACGATCCAGATCCAAGGGCTGATCGAAGAGGAGGGGAACGACCTTTCCGAACGCGGGCCATGGCAGGGGTTGGTGAACGAAGCGACGCTCACCACGACGGCGACGGCGAATCAGGGGGACATGAAAACCCTCTGTCCAAACGGCTTCCGGTACATCCTCAACAACACGATCTGGAGCCGTACCCGCAGGCTTCCGGTTGCAGGACCGATGGATCCGCAAGAGTGGCAGCAGCTACAGGCACTCTTCGTGAACGGTCCCTACTACCGTTACCGGATCCGGCAGGATGACTTGTACGTGAACCCCAATCCTCCCGCGGGGGAGTCTTGGGCGTGGGAGTACGTGTCGTACAACTGGATTACCGACTCAACCGGGGTCCAGTACCGGCAGTATTTCCAAGATGACACGGATGTTTCCCTTCTTCCTGAAACGCTCCTCATCGCCGGACTTCGCTGGCGGTGGAAGAAGGAGAAGGGGCTGGATTACGCCGAGGACTTCCGGACCTATGAAGCGCAGGTTGCCGACGCGCTCGGTCGGGATGGCGGGAAGAGGGTCCTGTCCATGGATCAAGCCAACAAGGGCCTTCGCCCCGGAATCTGGGTTTCTCCCGGCACCTGGAGCCTGTAGTGCCGATCATCAACGATTTCGTCCGGTCGAAGCAGGGGGCGCCGATCGCCTCGGACTTCGCCTTCGATGTGGGAAGCCCGATCGTCATCGACCAGACGGCGGCGACGGGCCAGATGTATTTCATGGACTCGGCGGGGACGATAAGGAACGTAGCCTGTCCCGTTGATACGACTTTCACTCCGGGCCTGACTTTCGGAGGCGGCTCTACGGGGATGGCGTTCACCACGCAATTGGGGGCTGCTTCCCTCATCGGGAATCTGGTGTTCGCTTCCGGGCAGATCGTCCTTTCCGCGAAGGGATCGTCTACCGGCGCGGCAAGGCTTACCGGGCTCCCTTACAGCTACGGGGCGACGGCGCATTTCTATGCGCCCCCAACTCTTTACTTCGTGAACATCACCTACGGAGGAGTGTTTCAGGGTCTTCCCGTTCTTGGTTCGAATGCCATCGACCTGAATCAGGTTTCTGCGGCGGGAACGGCATCCAACCTTAACGACACGAACTTTTCCAATACGAGCCAGATCGCTTTCATGGCGGTCTATCGTCGCGCATGAGAATCCCCCTTCGACAGAAAGCGAGACTCGCTAGGGGACAGGCTTCCTCCACGCAGTCCATTCCCGCTCCCGTGGGAGGGTGGAATGCTCGAGATGCGCTCGCCTCCATGCCCGCTACGGATGCGATCTACCTCGACAACTGGTTTCCGAAAACCTCTTCCTGCGAAGTGAGGGGTGGTTATACCGACTGGGCGACCGGCATGACGGGGAACGGGAAAACCCTTCTTCCCTACAACGCACTTTCGGGGACCAACTCCCTTTTCTGCTACACCGCGTCGGGCATCTACGACGTGACTTCTGCCGGTGCCGTTGGGGCTTCGAAGCTCGCAAGGACGAACGGCAAGCACATCGGCGTGGAGTTCGGGGACGGGACCAGCAATTGGCTCATCGCCGTGAACGGGGTCGATAAACCGGCCTACTTCGACGGCGCCACTTGGACGGCTGTAGACAACGCGACCGTCCCGGCTCTCACGGGTCTTACCACGACGAACATCAGTTACGTCATGGTCTTCAAGGGGCGTCTTTTCTTCATCGAGAAGAATAGCCTGAACTTCTGGTATCTGGCGGCGGGTGCTGCCGGGGGTGCGCTCACCAAGTTCTCCTTGGCTGGGGAAGCCGTCAGGGGCGGTTATCTCATCGCCTTGGCAACCCTCACCATCGACGCGGGTGACGGCTCCGATGATCGCTTCATCGCCATGACGAGCGAGGGAGAGGCCATCGTCTACCAAGGCACGAACCCTTCGTCCATCACGTCATGGGCGAAGATCG